AATACAAGGCGCACGATATCTTTGTTGTTAATAATCCAAATCACATCGCTAAATATGGCGAAGGCACTCGTGTGCTTGTGCAAGTCAACTCCGATTTCACTTATAGCGGAGAATCCGTAGAAGAGCTTGAAGGTAAATTGTCGCAAGATGGAAAACTTGCAGTCTGGAAATGGGAACTTCCAAAGGAAAACAAACCAGCACAACCAAGCGGAGATCTTGAAACTCAACCAGTAGCCACAGCTACACCACAGCCAGTACTTTAATCAGAAAGGGGCGTGATCTATGATCCACTTCACACCGGAGGACATCAGCATGATCATTGGATTTGTCGGTGTCCTCCTTGGAATTTACGGTAATTTTAAAGGAAGTGTCGTGGCGCAAGAAAAACGCATGGTCGTGATCGAAAAAGACATCGAAAATATGCGTGACTTTCGTTTGACAGCGGTCAGACGACTTGACAACCACGATGAACAAAATAAGTCTCTATTGATCCTCGCAGAGCAGGTCAAAGCCTTGAGCGAGGATATGAAAGAGCTTAAAGCACTCATTCAAAACAAAAATAATTAATAAGAGGTAACACTATGAAAATCAACTGGAATGTACGTTTGAAAAATAAAAACTTTTGGCTTGCTCTCGTGCCAGCCTTAGCCTTGCTATTCCAAGCATTTGCCGATATCTTTGGCATCAAATTGGAGTTTGGCCAAACGATTGATAAAGTCCTTGTATTTATCAATGTACTGTTTGCGTTCTTTGTCTTGGTCGGAGTCGTCAACGACCCTACTACCGCTGGGTTAAGCGATTCAGAGCGTGCGCTTGGATATGAAGAACCTAATCAAGATTAATAAAAAGGAGGCGGTCTTTTGACTACTCAAAGACAATTACTAGATACGCTAGACAGCGTAGTCAATCAGCGTCTAACTGTCCCCACGAACCCGTATGGAGGTCAATGTGTCGCTGCGGTTGATAACATCCTACAGTATCAAGGATTGTACAACCTCAATTTCAGCTATTTAAACGCTATAGACGCTCTGGACAGAGCTTCTATTTTAGGACTTAAGGTTACATATTTCAACGGCTCTAATAACCCTCCCGTCGGTTCTGTATTCGTTTCTGACTGCTCCCCATATCATCAGTTTGGGCATATTGGCTTTGTAGTGGCAGAACACGCAGATGGAACGATTACAACCATTGAGCAAAACATAGACGGTAATGCTGATGCTTTGTACAATGGCGGATGGGTTCGCAGAGTCCGTAGAAACTTATCAAGTGACGGAACGTTTAGTTATATTGATTGGAATGCGCCAAGTCAGCGCATGATCGGTTGGTTTGAGTTGCCATTTGCACCCGAACCAACAGCACCACAACAACAAGAAAACACAGAGAAAAGAGGAAAAGAAACAATGTTAGTTATGCGAAGTCATTCAGGAAAACAAGGATATTTTGGAGTCGTAGGAGATACGGTATTTGGTATCGGGCATATCGAAACAGTACAAAGCCTAATTAATGCAGGCGCTGCAGAAATCAGCATCCATGATGACGACTTCAACCGAATCGTTGGTCAACTCAATAGCGACTTGAAGATCCTTGGAAGCATTGAAAAAAATACCAACTCATAATTTATTATTGTTAAGGAGGTAGAAAATTGAGATTAAACTCTACCAATCTAAAGCAATTTGAAGGTGGCGCTATTGTTAAACAAGGGGATAGCGCCTCTTTGTTTGGCTATGAGCTACTGGACGAAAACATGCGTCCAATTAGTGATCTAAATGGCAAAAATGCCACAATCAGGATCTTTAATCAAAAAGGCAAGGCCACATTTGAAAGTACAGTGGATAAATCCAAAGTTACTTTTAAAATCGAAAAGGCATTGCCAATTGGATCATATCTCGTTGAAGTCGTTTGCGATGGATACATTTTTCCGAGTGATCGAAGCACTAGGCTTGAAGTCACGAAATCTGCAGAAGAATTTACAACAGAGGAAATCTTAACACTTATGAAGAATGATGTTAAAGCTGAAATTGACAAGTATATCGCTGAACATCCAAACGGAACACAGACGGAAGAACTGCCAGACCTAACTGTACTATACAATCTTGCTAAAATTTAGAGAGGAAAAATTATGACTTTAAATACTGAAAAATTAACATCATTTGCTCAAGCTGTCGGTAGCGACATCAAGGAAATTAAAACCACACTTGCAAGCAAAGCTGACAAGTCAGAACTTGGACAAGCTGGAATCACACAACAACAACTAGACACGGCTATCGCTGGTGTCAAGACTGCCATTTTAGGCGATGGAGTACCAGAAGAATTAGATACTCTCAAAGAGATCGCTGACCGTATCGCAAATGGTGCAGGATCAGCAGACCAAGCTATTGTGTCTAAAATGACAGAGCTTGGCCAAAAATTCACCGACCTTGAAAATACTGACTTTGTACAGATTTATAACAGCGCCAAGAATACCCTCTAAGGAGGTTATAAATGGATAAATTAAAAGAAGCCATTAAACGGATCGGGACAGATATTGGCCGTCTCAAAGACACTAAAATTGACGTAACTAGTGCATATCAACTCTTTCCAACTTACGCTCAACTCCAAAATCAAATGACCACCAACATCAAAGAGAAGCACGTAGACCTTGGACTTGACGCACTGATTGACACCAAACTAGCAAACGGCGGTGACCCGTTTGTCACACGTTCAAAACTCCCCACAATTGATACAAGCCAACTTGCGTCAAAAAACGATCTGGAACAGCTAAAACGCTCAGTCGGATCTGGTGGTGCTAGTGGCGAATTAAAAGGTCAAGGCTTCCCGTATGCTATCAATGCTGACATCGGTACAATTTATACCGATACCACGGCTAAAAACGGAGCGGTTAAATGGATCAAAAAAACCGCTGGAACTGGATCTAACGCTTGGTCTGTACTGTTTGGTGATGTCAAATTTAAACCAAGAAACATCAACTCAAATCAAACCAACGCATACGTGGAATTTAGACGCACTAATTCGACTGTTGAAATTGGTTTTGGTGGTCTCTCTTGGGGTTGGTTTGGAATTGTAAGACGAGGTGCGC